TCTATAATATTCTTGCCAGCATGATTTAACATTATTGGCATATCGTGGATTTCGAGTTTATTGGCTTCAGGCCAATAAATCGCAATCGCACCACTATATCCTGGATCAATACCAAATATTGAAAGCATATTAATCTTCCTTTGGTGGGCTTACTTCGACACCTTGCTTTGTTACTTGCATAAGTGCCGCCATACGAACATATGCTGTAAATGATAGGCCACTCTTATGTGCTGCCTCACTTATTGCTTGGTCTTGGCTTTCGCTAAAACTAATTAATCTTTTCTTATCCATTTTGTTCTCCATTTTATTTTATAGTCAGTTATATATATAAATCATATTAGTGCAATATACTATTCGTCATTTTTTTTAAAATAAACGTGTCTGTATGTTTTCTTACCATCTAGTGAACCAATAAATGCAGGTTGTTTTTCGTTATTTCTAAGGATTAAACCTTGGTTAAAAAGCACATTTAATTGTGGTGCAACATATGAGACGCTTAACCCTGTATTTCTGGCAATCATGGATGTTGTATATCTGCCACCACGATTGATTGATTTCAAAATACGCTGTTGTTTTGCAACTGTATGTTTTGCGGGAAAGCTTTGCGAGTTTAACGCAATGTTTTTATTTGCACATGATGTTGATAAACTTTGTATCTTTCTGCCTCTATGTAATGGCGTTCTTAAACCTAACTTTATTTGTTGTTTTTCAAATTCTTGCAGCTTAAAAGAATATATTATTTCATAATGATGTTGTTTATCATTCTGTTTTAATCTTTCTTTAAGTTCTTGGATTGTCTTCGGTGGCTTCTCAGTTTCAATTCCATCAATTCCATCAGATGTTGCTGCTCTTGTAAAAACCATTTGTAATATTTCCTGTCCCTGGTCGGGTCTGGGTTTTTCATGTCCTCTATCATCAGTGAGTTCATTTTCATTAGTCTCAATGTCATTTTGTGGGCTTCTGAAATGTGCATATTTATCCTCATGTTTTATAAAAGTTATATTATATAAAGCTTTGGCTCGTGCTACATAGCTTTGGTTCATATCTAACAGTCTTGAAGTTTCAGCTTGTGTTAAGCCTTGTTCAGCTGCCATTTTAATTTGCCTTACAGTTCTGGGATCAATCGACATTAATAAACCTCACAAAATGCCCGCGATCATTTAACATTGGTAATTCTTCGCGTTGGTTTTTCTGTAAATCCTTTATGTGCTTTTTAAAAACCTCATTTAAAATATCATTGGTGTTAAAATCAATCTTTTTACCACCAACATTAATTTCTATATCTTTAATCATAATTTTAACCCTTCTGGACGTAGTTTTGGTTTAATCGTTATTGATGAAACTTTATCTGTTTGCAGGCATTGCCCCATTGCATCAGGAAAATGTGGATAATATTCGTAATATATTGCTGGCAATGCATCCCCGCATTCTTTTGCGCTGGCATACATTTGCTCAAAGTTCGATCCACCTTCTAAAGTCAAAGAAATGCTTAAAAGTGTAAAAAAGGTCATTTGTTTGATTCCCTTTTTGGCTTGTAAAGCTTTTGTTCTGTTGCAACTTCCCATAGTTTAGATAATGGTAACAATTCACTTTGTTCAATCATCCACCCTTTACCATGTCCCAAATCATTTTGGACGGCTTGCTCCAAAAACATAGTTTTTGTTGCAAAGCCAGCAACATTCATTTTATCTTCATCAACTTTTGCCACCAATACAGAACAATTTGATTTAAATGATTTTTTGCTTTTAAACAGCAACTTGCCGTGTGGGTAAAACGTCGATTTAACATCAATTGAAATGTTATGTAAAAACATGTCTGCCCCATCATCAACACCTAATTGAAATGGATTAAAATCTAAATCAAAAACCTTTGACACGGCTAGTTCTGCTTTTATACCTAAGAAATCTAAATCCTGGTCGGTTCTGCCTTTATCTTTTCTTTGGTTTGTAACACCGCTTAACCTTGCTAATTGCCAGCGTAAAGTTGCAGCTTGTTTACAATCGCTTAATTCTTTTCGTGATAATGTAACAATCATTTCATAAAACCCCTCTTTTCAACAAACAAATAATCATGTTTTAAATTAATAAGATTTAAAGATTTTAATGCTTCATATTTAACATCTTTCAAATCTGTATTTAATTTTAAGCCGTATTCGCTTAAATATTCTTTCACAAGTTTTAATGATTTTTTGCCAAAATTTGGTATATATTTAAAAAACTTATCGTTTCTCAATATTAAATCATAATGAAAGATTTCAAATCCAAGTTCATTTATAAAGCAATTTCTAATCCTAACTGAAAGTTTACTTTCATCAACCTGTGAAAACAATAATTTATATAAATGTGGGTCAATACTTTCAAGATTATGAAATAAGAATTGTTTAAGTTTCAATTCGTCCATGCTTTCAATTAAAGATATTGTCATTTTTTGATCGTTACTTATCATTTTAAATCACCTCCAAATCATCAAGGTCAATGTAATCTGTAACAAAATCTAATTCTCGTAATGATCTAAATTTCATAGGCGTCAAATCGTCATTTACAATTGGCTTGCCTAATTCGTCTAATATGTGAAATGTTAATTCATCAACTTGAATGCTAAATTTTTCTTTAACAGCAATATCATACCAAGGCTGCGCTACTACTTTAGTTATCATTTGCTTTGCTCCATGTTGCTTAAAATGTGTGATATTACATCAACAGTCCAGCCGTTGCCCAACATTCTATATCTTTGGGTGTTTGATACTGATTTAGTGTAACCATCTGGCACAGTTTGCAATCGCTCGCATTCTAACGGGGTTAGTTTGCGCCAAGACATATCTTCAACCAATATGCTGTCTTTAGTTACAGTCGTTAAGCAATTTGAATTATTATCTTCTCTTACTTCAATCTGTGGTTGATTTGGTATTGTCTTATCATAATCTTTACGTTTTCCATTTTTATCTAATCGTCGATTAACTAACCTTGCACCTTTAACAAGTATTTTAGGTTCAAGATTGCCACCAGAAGACGCACATAAACTTGGGGCTTTGCCTTCTGGTGAATATACACGCTTAACGTAATCATGGCCTTTTAAATTACTTGCATGACCCGCTAAAATTAAACCATTTGTGCTGGGGTTATTTTGTATATAACCATTTGAATATCCATGTGTTCCAGCGCAAATTGTTGCTGCCTTGCCATCTAAGGGGTGTATTGTATTTGCTTGGCTTTTATAATTTGGGTTTAATTGATTACCACCTTTATAATTTTTTATTAAATGTTGACCTGCATTATATTTTACATCAACGGGTTCTGTTTCAATAATATCTTTCAGATTAATTTGCTTGTCTTCGGGTTGCGTAATATTTGGAATATTAGTCCAATATAATCTATACCTATTTTGGGCGCTAACAAGATTGCTATTTATTGCAATCGGTTGGACACCTAAATATTCGCTAATTATATCTTGGCTTTCTTTTTTCATTCGCACGTTTTCCAGTAAAAAATACTTTGGTTTTAACTCTTTTAGCAATCGCACGTATTCAAAGAATAACTTTGATCTTGGATCGTCAAAGTTTAATTGCTTGCCAGCAAATGAAAAGCCTTGGCAAGGTGAACCGCCAAGCAATAAATCAATTTTTGGTAAAAGCTTGGCGTCAACTTTTGTAACATCTCCAATAAAATGCGTATTGGGGTAATTGGCTTTTGTTACTTGCATTGCGTACTTATCAATCTCACTTGCAAAGTAAGTTGGTTTTATGCCTAATTTATCCAATGCCAATTGCCCGCATGACATACCGTCAAATAATGAAACTACCCTCATTTGCTTTGCTCCTCAAATCTTTTTATCAATTGCTTACATAATTCTAAACGTGGAATTGTGTCTTCAAGCGCTTCATTTTCACCTTCAACACCTATTAAACCTCCACCATCATTTATTGATTGTGTCAATTCACTAAATAAATCTTTTAAATGGTCGTGCATATGATCAAGTGAAACTTGTATTAAATTTATTTCAAAATCGTTAAATTTCATTTGCTTTGCTCCTCTTTGATGTAACAATCTTTTAAACCTATATTTGATCGTTGCATATCTTTGCTAAATATACCGATCATACTATCGTTTGATGTGCAAATTACTGAATAAATGCCTGTTACATCTTTAAAGCATTCATAGCTGTCATTTGACCAGCGAACATCTAAACCGCTGTCTAATGCTTTGATTAATTCTTGTTTAGTCATTATGCAGCCTCGCAATATGTTGAATGAAATTCTATTGTGTTATCTATTAGCTGCTCATTAAGCTTGTTTAATGTATCCAGGCCCAAAAACTCAACTAATACTTTTTGCGCGTATCCATATGAACAAGCTGCATCGTGCGCAATGTAACTTGTAAAAGCATTAATAACGAATGAACGTAATTTTTTGCGGTTGTTATTACATTCTGTAATAGCTGCAAGGTTTTTTCTATAATGTGATTCACCTAAGTAAGAACCATCAAGCCAGCAAGAAAACATATTAATTGTGTAATGATCCCCGCTTAATACATCGCCTTGTAAATCTCGGATAATGTTTTGTTTAATTTCATTTGACATTGTTTTATCTTTCTTTGTTTTGGTTATGTAACCTTATTAATATATAAACTATATACTGTCAATAGGTAATATATAAATAAAATATAATAAATATATAATAAAGTATTGACAGCTGCATCAATATGCATTAATTATTATGTATAAATAAAATAAAGAGGGATAATAAAATGAATAATGAAAAATATTGGAGCAAATTTAAGAGACAATGGATTGAAGACGCAATGCATTGGTGTAATATGAATAAAGCCGAAGCTTTAGACTATTGGGATAAACAAGAATATAAAGGTGAATAAAATGAAAAATAGAGAATTAAGGACAATTAAACGCCAGCGAAAAATTAGAAACGAATTGATATTATTGGGCGTGTATGATTTTGCTGGCCTGGTATGTTTTGTTGGTGCAATGGTTGGAACTGTATATATTATTGCGGGGTGGATGTAATGGACGTTGAAATAAAATCAAAAGATGATGCTTTAACAATGGCTTTATATTTATCAGTAACCGCCAAACATGAAAGCCAAGTGAAAGAATGTTTAGAAATGTCAAAGATTATTGCTCAAGATATGACAGCTAAACAAGTAGACTTGTGTAAAAAAGCTGTCGAATGCTTGTTACAATATGAAGAGCAACACGCATAATATTATATAACATTAATATAAAAAGCTCGTATTATTTGCGGGCTTTTATTACGTTTAATGGGTGGGTTTAATCTTATATTATCACTAGCAAACAGTAGTTGAAGAAAATATATTATTAATATTTATCTTTGATAAATATTAATAATATATTTTTAAACTGTCAAGTATTTTGGATATAATTAAATTAAATTCACTGAAAAGAAGTAATAATGAATTAAACCTATGTTCCTCTGCTGGCTAATGCTTGCATTACAGCTGCATTACATTTGTATTGCATTGTTAAACATTGGTAAGGATGGGCAAGCATTGAATGATATTGTTAAGCATTGGTAAGCTTAGGGAAAATAAGACAAACTAAACATACAAACACCAAAGCGCGGGCGCGTGTGTATATTGCCAGGATTAAACATTGTCAATTAGTTTCGGATAATCCGAACGATGCATAGCTCATATTAGTCATATATTAGGCATTATTGCGCTAAGTGATTGATATTACTTAACATATGTCATTCAAGCTGCTTAGAGTCCGATAATGTCTATTATGTTAACTTTCAGATTATCAGAATTAAGCAATTGATTAGCGCTGGCAATATATAGATTTACCCCCCCGTCTCGCAATATTTTACCCACTACTATTATTATTACCCTCTCACATACAAGCCCACCCCCCCCGTACCCCCTTGCATTATACCCCCATCCTGTCGTAAAATTTTGAAAAATTGGAGTATAGCAATGGCAGGTAGACCATTACGCAAACGTATATTAAATGAGATACAAGAGAAGGGCGGCGCAGATTATCTGTTTCAGGAGATTGCTTCAGGTAATACCATAACTCAGCTTGCGAAAGACTTTGGGTGCAACAGGGAATATCTCAGCACAACTTTAAATAAGATACCTGAATATTCGCAGGCTTTAGGTAAAGCTAGGCGTGAAGCAGCTGATGCACTTGTAGAGCAAGGTCTAACAATGGTAGATGAGCTAGATGGCGGGTCAAGCAGCAGTGAAATAGCCGCCACCCGTGAAAAGGTGCAGTGGCGCAAATTTATGGCAGGCTCGTACAACCAAGAGCGATACGGGAATAGACCCCAGACAAACGTGACTATATCTGTGGGTGACATGCATTTAGACGCATTACGCAAAGTCAATTCCGATCTGGCAGCTATCCATAAAGAAGACCAAGAGCGTGAAGCAAAAACGATTGACGTAGATTATGAGGATGTATCAGATGAGTGATAACCCATTACAAGAGTTTGTCCTACGCTATCGAGATGACCCAGTGCTATTTGTTAAAGAGGTGCTAGGCGCTACTCCATACGATTACCAATCTGAATTTCTGGAGGCTATAGCAAATGGTGAGCGTAAGATGTCAGTGCGATCAGGCCACGGTACAGGCAAGTCCACGTCCGCTTCCTGGGCAATGTTGTGGTACGTGCTACTGCGTTTTCCTAATAAGGTTGTTGTCACAGCCCCCACGTCCAGCCAATTGTTTGATGCATTGTTTGCTGAGTTAAAAAGATGGATAAATGAATTGCCACCTAATCTACAGCAATTGCTTAATGTAAAATCAGACCGTGTAGAACTAACCGCAGCTGCGTCTGAAGCGTTTATCTCCGCTAGAACTTCTCGCGCCGAGACGCCAGAAGCCCTAGCTGGTGTGCATTCCGAGAATGTTTTATTGGTGGTAGATGAAGCATCAGGTGTGCCAGAAAAGGTGTTTGAGGCTGCTGCTGGGTCAATGTCAGGGCATAATGCAACCACGTTACTCTTGTCTAACCCCACACGTTCATCAGGTACGTTTTACGAAAGCCAAACACGTATGGCTAAATCTTGGTGGACACGCAGATGGTCATGCGTGGATAGCCCACTTGTGTCAGATGAGTTTGTTGATGAGATGCGTGAGCGTTATGGCGAGGATAGCAATGCGTTTCGTATACGTGTATTAGGCGAGTTCCCACTAGCAGATGATGATACGATTATACCGTTCCATCTCGCAGAAAGCGCAATACACCGTGATATTGAGCTAATCGAAGACGTTAGACCTATCTGGGGTTTGGATGTAGCAAGGTTTGGCACAGACAAAACTGCGTTATGTAAGCGATATGGTAGCGTTGTAACTGATATACAGTCCTGGCAAGGTTTAGACTTAATGCAGACTGTAGGTAGGGTAATGGCAGAATATGAAGGATTATCCCCCAGCCTACGCCCTAGCGAGATACTTGTGGATAGCATTGGTGTTGGCGGCGGTGTAGTTGATAGATTACGTGAGTTGGGCGCGCCAGTACGTGGGGTGAACGTAAGTGAAGCACCCGCTATGGGTCATACTTATATGAATTTACGCAGCGAATTATGGTTTAAAACAAAGGGTTGGCTGGAAGACAGGTCATGCAAATTACCCAAAGATGACCAGTTGCTGGCAGAATTAACTGCAATTAGGTATTCTTTTACTTCATCAGGTAAAATGAAAGCTGAAAGTAAAGATGAAATGCGTAAACGTGGGTTAAAATCGCCTGATTTAGCTGATGCATTATGTTTAACTATGGCTTCAGATGCTACAACAGCGTTATCTGGGTCAATATCTACGTGGAAACAGCCAATTAAGCGTAATTTAAAAGGTATTGCATGAAAAAACCTACATTTGACCAATTAACGCCAAGTATGAAAAATAAAATTATCACAAAATGGATAAAATATTATAATAGCCTTGGTTTAGATATGAAAGACGCTCAAAATGCAGCTTATTGGCGGGCTGGTAAGTACAGGTTGTCAGATAGAATGCGTAAGGTTCTGGATAATGTTGGAGAATTGTGATAGCGTGTAACAAATATACCAAATAGGCTAGGATTATGGCACAAAATAAATTTTTAAGTTTTCTTAATTCGTTAGATAAAGGCGCAAGCGATAGAAACAGCATTACTGAGTTTTTAGCTAACATATTAACGCCTGGCGATAATATGGAATATGTTGATGGTCAGTTATTAGGTTCTGGCGGTAGACCTGTAGAGAATATTGGCGACAAAACGTATTACGGCACGCTAGGCCAAGCTAACTTTGCAGGCAATGACCCAGTTAAAGATGGTTTGCTTTCAAAGATGACGTCTGCCCCACCAAAACTACGTCCATTAGGTTTGTTGAATAAGGGTGAAAGAAGACCAGATTCTATGGGTGTTGGATATAGGACAAATATGCGACCTGATGCATTAGATATGCCAATGACCAGCGCGCCAGATTTTGAATACGATTATCCAACTTCTTTCCCAAATAGAGATATGCCAAGTAATAGACCAGATTCTATGGGTGTTGGATATAGGACAGATATGCGTCCTGATGCATTAGACTTACCAATGACCAGCGCGCCTGACCCTGTAGGCAGTGGACGTGGCGATGGCGCTATGGAGCAACAAAGTCGTGAAGCTCAAGCTAAATTTAACGAGTTTTTACAATTAGTAGACCCAAGTGTAGTAGATAGCGCAAGAAATAACCCAGAAATTATGAAAGTTTTAAGAGATGCGTTTTTTAAAACATATCCTAACTTACTTAGAGGAATAGGCGGGTATAACTAATGCCAATTACAACATATGCAGAATTAAAGACAAATATTGCAGATTTTCTGAATAGAGATGACCTAACATCTGTGTCATCTACGTTTGTCTCACTGGCAGAAGCCGATTTAAACAGGCAAATCCGTCATTGGCGGCAAGAAAAGCGCAGCACAGCCGAGATTGACACGCAATACAGCGCAATACCCGCAGATATGCTCGAAGTTATACGATTTTACATAACAAGCGGAGATACACGCCCACTTGAGCTAATATCGCAAGCAGAAATGCTTGATCGCAAGTTTAGAAACCTAAACACTAGCGGGCAACCAGCATATTACGCGGTTACAGCAGGTGAATTAGAGGTTTATCCAGTTCCAGATGGCACATACACGTCAGAATTGTATTATTTTGGCAAAACAGATGCATTATCTGATAGTAACACGTCAAATTGGATATTAGAGCATTATC